TCCCGATCAGCTTTACGAGGACATCCTTTTCGGTTTCAAGTGCGAGGCCGAAGAGCCATGAAGGCGGTGTTAATAGAGGGCTATATGGAAAAGGGCGTTTTCGCAACGCCTTTTTCACACGCCGGGAAAAGGGTATATACGTACCCATTGCCGCCTTTTTCTACAGTTGCCGGGATGATCCATTTTTTGTGTCGGTGGAGCAGCTGGCACGACATGAATATATCAATAGCCGGAAATGGAATGATGAACGAACAGGAGTTTACAAAACGCTGGAAGGGCGGAGCTTATGCCGGATCAGAAACAGAAGAATTTAAAAAGCGTTTTCCAGTCCGAGTGAAAAACGGCCCGGGGTTTACAGGTTGGGTTAATACGCCGGTTTTAGTTGATTTTGTCGCAGATTTGAATTTGCGTTTGCACATTCAGCCCAAAAACGAAAAGGAAGTTGACATAATTTATAAAATGCTGAAGTATCCGAGACGGTTTCCGAACCTGGGACGGCATGAGGATTTGCTGAGAATTGATAAGGTCGAAGCTGTTGACATTTTGCCACCGGAAAAAGTGGTTCTGAGTTTGCCAGCTTATGCACCGGTACTTCCGGGAATCTCCGGCACTGTTTACACACTTCACAAAAAATATACGGTGGACAGAGAACGGCGAATTTTTGAAGATGTAAAAACGGCGTATCTTGATGCAGGGCAAGAAGTCACGACCGAAATTGACAGCTGCGGAAACCCGGTGTTTTTAATGTGATTATTGACAGCTGATTATAATTATATTATTATATTTATAACGTCGTTTTGACGAATGTAAAATTAGAGTGTTAGTTATTGACTAACGGAATAATTAATAGCCCCATCGTGGAACAGGTGGAAAACGCCTGAATGTAAAATTAGACTGTTAGCTATTAAGCTAATACCCGAAATTAATAGCCCCATTGTGGAAAGAAAAAAGCCCTTGGACAATCTCCAGGGGCTTAAACTCTTTTTTTGTGACGGCTAACGAGGGGAGAACAGACCCGCCGCCGAAGTCTGTTAAATTATTCATAGCACACAAACGTTTGTTTTGTCAAGAAAAATATTTTTTGCTTTTTTAAGTCATTTGATACTTTTTATAATAGTGCTATAATCCAATTTGTCAAGACAAACCAGTCGGATTTGATCATACAATTTCAGATTTACATGATTTATGAAAGAAGGGTAATTATCGTGTCACTAACGAGGAACTCAGGAGGGGCGAGCTAATCGAAAATTAATAAAAATCATTCAGCCAGGTAACCGGATCAGACGCCGGAAGCCTGGCTTTTTCTGTGCCAAAACACCACTATAATTATATTATATATATAATCCCCTATTAATTAATTCTATACAGTACTGTATAATAACATCTTTTAAGCCCCTCCTAGATTCTGAGTTGATTAATATATACTTAGATACACTATATTATAATATATATAGCTCTATAACGCTGTATATTGAGCTATAACGGATTATTTTATTAATAGGTCTTTTATTATACCTTGAACAATAAAAATAAATTTATGCTTGCATTAAGGACTTGTATGTGATATTGTAAATAGCAGATAAGCAAATACATTTACGATTTTTAAACAAAGGACGATATAAAAACTGAAAAGCATTTACGGAACTTCCGGCGCTGGTCGCAGCTGTTGGGCGTGTTCTTCGATTGCTGACCGGTTTATTATCGTCCTTTTTATTTTGCTAAATTAACAGATTAACGTTGTAAAGTGAGGTGATACAGTGAAAGATAATACTATCAAGACAGAGAAGGAAACAGAAGTATACTTGAGTAATATTAATATATATGCTGATGAATATATTAATACAGTGTTATGTGTATCACCTGATAGTGAGAATTACAGAAAAGAAGTAGCTGATAGTTTTGTTGATATGATATTTTATATTGCTGATCACATACAGAAACCCAGTAACGATGATATAGAATTATTAGATCATATGTTTAGTGTGTTTGTAAGGTTGTGCAGCAAATATCATGTTTTACCAACTCTGGAAGTATTTAGTTTTCTGGTAGGGATTAACCGCTCAACGTTTAGCGATTGGATGCGCGGGGACTATAGAACCGCCACAGCACATAGCAACACGGTGAAAAAATGGTTTGATATTTGTAAAAACTGCACGCTTAACAGACTGCACAACCAACCAGGAACAAATGCAAATCTGATCTTTGTTGCGAAAGCTGCATACGGCATGGCAGAGACAGCGCCGGTCCAGGCGGATCATGTGCAAGGCATCCCGCAGCAGTCAGCGCAGCAGATCGCGGACCGGTACAAGGACGCACTGGAGCTTCCAGAGATGGAGCGGCCAAAGCTGTGAACACGAAAGCAGCAAAAACACAATATGTTGTATGAAACAAGGCGAAAACACAATATATAGTTTTCCGTAATGTATAAATAGGGTGTACTTAAAATGTACAATGAACAACACGAGAAAATTTGTGCAATATGACGAACGAAAAGCGGCGTCAACTTCCTCTGACTACTGCCGAAGGCCGAACAACAACAGCGTGATCCGGTGCAGCGGGTCCCATGGGGCGGCGGGCTGACCGGATAGCGTACGGATGAGACGGGGACCCCCTTGGAGGGAAAGCCACCAGGAGCCGGGTGAGCCCCCAAAGCAAATAAAATAACAAAAAGGCCCTTTTCACATGGCAGAGATAGTGATTGCAACACGACAAGCCGTAAGCCTTAACGGTTTCTCTGCCAACACAAAATAAGGCAATACCAAGAAAGGCAGGTATGAAGAATGAATGAAATGATGATTTTTAGCAATCCAGAATTTGGAAACGTAAGAACAGTGACGATAGACGGAAATCCTTGGTTCGTTGGAAACGATGTAGCAAAAGCATTAGGATACGTAAAAGAACGAAACGCCATTGCTAATCATGTCGATAAAGAGGACGCCCTGAAATGCAGCCTCCCTTCAAACAGCGGAGTACAGGAAACAATCGTGATAAATGAGAGCGGTTTGTTTTCACTTATACTATCAAGCAAACTCGATTCTGCAAAAAGATTTAAACATTGGGTAACAGCAGAAGTTCTTCCTTCTATCCGTAAAACCGGAAAGTATGAAGTTGGTCAGAAACAAGATTCTTACCAGATAGCTGATCCGATAGAGCGAGCTAAAAGATGGATTGAAGAACAGCAGGAAAAGCAGTTACTTGAACAGAAAGTGCAGGAGCAGAAGCCCAAAGCGGAGTACTTCGATTCTCTTGTAGACAATAGACTGCTCACAACATTTCGGGACGCTGCGAAAGAATTTCACATGCCACCCAAGACGCTTACGAAATGGCTGGCAGATAACGGGTATATTTATCGAGACCGGCACAATATCATAAAACCATACGAACAGCATCGAAAGTCAGGACTTTTCCAGATGAAAGATTTTTCAACGCCTTATGGGTATTCGAATGTTCAAACATATATCACTGTAAAAGGCAAGGAAACATTTCGACTGTTACTTCGGGGACAGGGACTGATTAGGGCATAAAAAAAGAGAACCATTACGGTTCCCTTTTGAGATCGGCACTATTAAATTTCACAATAACATCTGGAATTGCTTCAACGGCAATCTGGCATCCAAGAAAATCCAGAATTGCTATAAGCTCATTTGCAGAAAGCGTTTCTCTGGAAAACTTGTTTGCAAGTGCTTGTGGTGAAGTACCTAGATGCTCAGCCACTTGAATGTTTGTTATTTTCTTCAGTTTCATGATTTGCTTAACTTTTTGAGATACCATAGTAACACCTCCTAACTACATAATAAACGCAAATGTTATAAAAATCAAATAAAATTCACTCAAACGTGTATTTTACTATTGATATAACACACCCTATGGTGTATAATTAAGCCATAAAGAAACGGGGGCGTGTATATATGAAGATAGGATATGCAAGAGTATCAACAGCAGAGCAGAACGAAGCGAGACAGATGGAGGCATTGAGAGAAGAAGGCGTTGATAAAATTTATATGGACAAGAAATCTGGCAAGGATTTCAACCGTCCTGAGTACCAGAAGATGATCGCTTCCCTTCAAAAAGGTGACGTACTGGTGATCCATTCCATTGATCGACTTGGAAGGAATTACGAAGAAATTATAGCTGAGTGGAGAAAAATTACAAAAGAGATTGAAGCAGATATTGTTGTCCAGGACATGCCATTACTTAACACCACGCAAAACAAAGATTTAACCGGAACTCTGATTGCTGATATCGTATTGCAGCTTCTTTCATACGTAGCTCAGAGAGAACGTGAAAATATTCGCCAGAGGCAGAAAGAAGGAATTGCGATTGCGAAAGCTCAAGGGAAATATAAAGGACGAGCAAAAAAAGAGGTAGACAAAGAACTCTTCGAGAAAACAAAGCAAAGATGGCAGGCTGGGGAAATCACCAAAGTTCAGTTTGCTGAAATCATGGGAGTATCAAGAGGAACACTATATAAAATGTTGGGAGGGGAACAGTAATGATAGACTTTACAAATAAGTGTGTTATCACAGAAAGCGATGTTGAATCAGCGAAGCTTCTTAAGATGGCAATTTCTCAAGGCTTTGCGCTTCCGAAAGGCGAAAAAGTAATGGAATCATGCAGATTTTTCCGTTTTATCGGAAGTCCATATAAAAGCGTGATTGCGCTGTCAGCAGTAACACAGGAAATGTATGATCGAGCTATATTATATTCGCATTTATTCGGGAATGAGTTGGAAGAATTGATGAAAATTTCTGATTTGGCTGCTAGGTGGTGCCGTACATATGGATACAATCATCTCAGTGTATACGCTAATGAAGAAGCTGACATATACACTGGGCGCGGGATTGCTAAAAACAAAGATGGTGCGGTGCAAGATGTGAAAATCAAATTAAATAAGCCACGTAAAATAACGGTAGCTGAGCTTGAAGAAAAGCTAGGTTATCCAGTGGAAATAGTAAGTTGAGGATACATCCTATGAAAAAGAATAATCCACAAGGCGAATCCATTCGTATCCGGTTGCCGTACCAATTGGAGCAAAGACTTATAGCTGAAAAGAACCGAACCGGCAAAAGTGTGTCACAGATCACAAGAGAAGCCTTGATACAGTATTTTCGGAAAAGGTAGGTAAAAGCCGATGCTCGAAAAAATTTTTAAAAATAAAAAAGGCGATTCTCATGAAGCGGACAATGGTTTTTGGAGAAAGACTTTAAAAAAAGACAGAGTATACGAATATCATCACAAGAAAGCTGTTTTAGAAGACGGAATGTTTTACGATACAGAATCAGCGAAAAAGGTTTTTACGGACGAAGCTAGTTTGGAATATATCGCACTCGGAAGAACAGTGCAAAGAGTTTATTTCTTAACTCCGAACGGAAACTGGTTTTCAGCTAAAGAAGAAGTTGAAGCTGAAAGCGGAATCACTGATGTCGGCGAATATCGTATACAGGTCACAAAAATCATTTACACATACAGTGATCTTCGAATGGAGCAAAAATACAAGGTTAAAGACCTGATTGGAAGAAATGACTATGAGTTATACAAAGAATATTTTGGAGAGGTAGAAGAGGCATGAATAAAGAAAAAGAAATCTATGAACTGTTACCGTCAGAACCAGTTGACGTAGCAACTATGCTGATAAAAGCAACGATTGTTACAGACGCACCGGTATTCGCACCACTATCCCCGATGCTTGAAGGTAAATTGGTTGCAATTCCAAAATACGACCCGGTTCAGCTTCAGGAAATCGCAGAGCACCTTCTGGTGTACTGTAACGCACAGGAAAGGGGATACGAAAATGTCTGTTGTGAAGATTGTAAATCCGACTCCGTATGACTGGAGGGGGACACAGTACTTTATTGACGAACATAAAGTACCGAGGGTAAAATCGGTTGATTTTCATGTTGCGGTCGATGAAGTACCGACGTTTAACTTTGAAATGATGGGAAGACCGGATATTGAAATGGAATGTCTGGCACAGATTAGCGTTAGTTCTAAATCAATTACTGATGCGATTTCGGTTTTAAGACACGAACTGCTTCAACATGGAGAAATATACCAAGGCTTCAAATCAAGCCTGAAATCGGCTCTGGAAATCTATTCTACATGTGGGCTTCCATTTGAGCCTGAAGAAGAGACAGCAGAAAAGATTCTTGATTTCATGATTGGAGAAAAACGATGAGGACGATATTTACGATAATCGCACTTGCCATCAATGTTCTGATGTTCACTTCGGCAAGTTCCGAGATCGTGACAAATAACAACAAAGACAAATGGGAATTTGCCGCTTGTTCGATGATTCTTATAGGAACCGGAATAAGCGTGATTTTATTTTTAACATCCCTGTGAGGTGAAATAAATGTTACTGGCATTTCCAACGGTTTTACTTCCGCTGATATTGGTAGAGCGGATTAAAATAATAAAAGCAAAGGTACAGTCCTCGTCGTATGGACTTGGAGGAAGGTTCATCACGGACAGGACGAGGCATGAAATCCCTAGATAGCCTGTATCAGTACGGATTTATAATAATGAAATAGATATCCAAAACCAAATTTCCTCCAAATGAGTTACGACTGATACAGGCGTTCCAGGGAAAACATAAATATATCAATGGTGTTTTTGAAGTATATCACGTGCGGCAGGGTTGAGCGACTGCCGCAACATAGCGCATTGGCGAAGCGGTAACGCAGCGGACTTTGACTCCGTTATGCGTGGGTTCGAATCCCACATGCGCCGCTCTGCATCGGGTTTCATCTTTCCTTTGATGCAGATTGGATTTTCTTTTTCCTTTTTTTATGAAATACCCTTTACCACCTATCGCAACGGCGATGATTAAAGGAACGGTCAAATGTTCCGGGTGGTTTCAACCTTTGTTGCAGTTGGCGGTCAAGAACTGCAACAGTAGTAAAAAGACAGATATCGCAGCGACCCTGTATCTTTTTACTACTCAGGAAGCTTAGCTCAGTTGGTCAGAGTAACCGGCTCATAACCGGTCGGTCCTGGGTTCGAACCCCAGAGCTTCCATTTCTCCCAAAGCTGTCCATCCGTTTTGTGGATAGAAAAAACTGCCGAATGTGTGTATGTGGGTTGTTTTTCAGAAGGTACGTAACGGCGTAGCCGGAGTGAAAAGACAACTTCCCGTTCGGTTCTGTCTCTGAGTTGAATATGTCGCCAATGAGTGCACGTTGACGACAGGGAGTTTTCAAGAGGCATTTCAGGAATAATCCTCCGAAACAACTCCGTGGGACTGGCACGGATGAAAACAGTCTAGTGGAAAGCATAACACGATAAACCTATTGCTAACCCGGATTGCACCGGGTTATTCGGAAAGTGCAAGTAACTGGGAACGGCGTGGTCATAGACTAGGTCTTGGTGGTTCGAATCCATCCTTTCCGCTTGTCTGGAGCCTGAAAGTTTGGCGTGGGAATAGCGCAGGGCGGCGCATGGGAATGTAATTCCGAGTTCCGGACATGTTTGCTGCCTATCGGATTGCAAAGTGGTCTCCCTTAAAGTAGGCAATAAGTGAACGTGCTGAAATGGTTCTTCCAGATATGTACATGGCAGGATAGAGAAGCGGAATCTCACAAGGTCCATACCCTTGAGAACGGCGGTTCAAATCCGTCTCCTGCAATTAATTCGTTCGTTCTATGCTGTCAGTGCACGGGCGGTCTATGGTTCAAGCGGATTAAACCCATGGGAAAAGGTTGATGTTTATCCTGAGGACTGCTGGGCAGTACGAAAAGCATATCATTTATATGTTGTGCAAAATGGAAATCATCTCATTCATTTACCGAGGTGATCAGCCGTGGTAAGCGGCACGGAATGTAGCTCAGCGGTAGAGCAGTGACTTACAAGTCATGTGTCGCAGGTTCGATTCCTGCCATTCCGATTCCGGTAAATTGCCATTACCGGAAAGCATTTCCAAAATGCTCAAATTTACCTTCTGATTGGTTCCGGTGGTTCGCGTTGGGCGACGATGCGTGGTTCAAGTCCACCCGCCGGACTTTTTTATTTTTTGGTAGTAACATTATGGAAAAAGATCATTATTGTACATGCGGTACGCGCTAGAAGAAGGTGTCTGCTGTAATGGTGAAAGCGAACATCGTGCAGATTTTAGATTCCTTGATGATAGCTGTGAATGTTGGGAGGGTATTGAAAATGACAAAACAAGAAGCAAAGAAAATGAAAAAAGAATTATCTGATTACAAAAAGGTATTTTCGGAATTAGAAGAGAGATGCAGCCCAGAAGCATTGGAATACTGGCACCGTCATTTGTGGTATGGACTTACTATTCAGTCTAATGCTGAATCAGCAGCCACAAAAGAGGGAGAGCCTCCTAAACAGCCTTTGAAATTAGCAGACTGGCTTATTGACAGAGGATTAAAAGACGGAATCCGCTTATATGGCAAAAACGATCTTAGAAAGTTGGCGAACTATCTTTTAATCTATTGTGGTGATGAAAATGATTAAGGTGTTCGGTAAAGAAATCAAAGATGAATGTTCCAAGTGCGGAAATATCCTCGAATGCGAATTGTTTCGTCAGGGGCATGGAATAAAACAGGAACGTGAGAACATAGCAAAGATGATCAAGTGCCAGATGAAGCACAGGGAGGAAAGGCAGTATAATTGAAGGGGGAGATTTCCATGTTTAATAAATTTTTTAATCTATACATAAGATACAAGACCAAAAATCTCAAAGCAATTCCGTTGTTCGTAATGACATTTGACTGGAAGAAATTTCAGAAAGACGGAAAAAAGGATAGCTGCATATTGAACATACATCCAGATATTGCAAACGATCAATTTGTTAGAGAAAAACTGTCTGAATGCGTGGATCATATACGCAACAATTACGATATGGAAATATTTACCAAGATTTGAGGGAGGATGCCATGAGGATTGAAGATATGAAGAACTGGACGGTAGATCAGCTGAAAAAGGAAGTTGTCCGACTGTCTGAAGAATGTGAGAAAAGACAGCATGAAATTTTGGATTTACAAGAATACCAGATTGAGCTGGAAAGAGATTGTGATGCGATGATGATGTATGGAGAGCCTGAATTAATTAACGATACACAACCAGATAAAAAGGAGACAGATTTTGCTGCAAGCTTAAAAATGTATGAAGATCAGCACCAGTCTGACTGTATCACAATCAATCAGCTTCAGACCGCATTGGACGTACTTGTTGACCGATATGCAAATCTGAGAAAGATTCATGGGGTGAGTTGATATGAAAGAATTTAAAACAGCATCTGGAACGATCAAAATCAAAGAGATAATCCCGTTGAATACATGGAAATTTCCAATTGAAGTGAACGGACGACTTAAAACAATTAAAAAAGTTTTGAAAAAAGAGCCATGCGTAAAAGATATTATACATATTATATTCAAAGAAATAGTTTTTTTTGATGGAGAACTTGCAACACAACTATCAAATGAACAATGGCTTGCTTATACCTTGCGATGTGAAAGTGGTTGCACGAAAATAACAACGAAAAAGCTAATATTGGAAGAACCGTTCTATGACGTGGAACAAGCCAAAACATTGATTTACGGGATTGAAGCCGAGGGAGAATATGACATATCAAATAATTATCTACGAATGCACGGAATCCCTATGGTACGTAGAGTTGCAGGACGAAAAGGAGTGAGAAAAAATGAGCATTAAATCAGCATTTGAATCTGAGGGGATAGATTTCTCTCAGGTAATGAACCCACCAGAACCGTGGGACGGACGGGCATTAATTAAAAATGTCAATGGGAAAGACTACGCTTGTTGTCCTTTCTGTCAAAAAAAGAGCTTACGCATAGAAAGTAACACTATAATTAAGCACTTAAGAATTAAATGCAAAGGATCAAATTGTAAAAAGGTTTATGAGGTAAACACTTGAGTAGGAGCTTGAATGAGAAAAATAAACATGTCAGGACTTAGGTTCGGAAGATTAACAGTGCTATGTGAGGACGGCAGATTAAATGGAGAAGTTTCATGGAAATGCAAATGCGATTGCGGAAATATTAAAATCGTTAGAGGAAGTCATTTAAGGAAAGGCTCAATTATGAGTTGCGGATGCCTTTTGTCAGATACTTTGAAAGAAAGAAACACAATCCACAATATGACCAATACTAAAATATATAAAATATGGATGCATTTAAAGGGCATGTGCTATACAAAAACCGATTTCAACTATCACAAAGTCGGAGCTGCCGGAATTTTGATGGATGAATCATGGATTGACAAGCAAATGGGCTTACTGAATTTTTATTCTTGGGCAAAATCTGTTGGATACGAAGATGGTATGGAAATTTGCCGGAAAGATGATTCTAAAAACTATTGTCCTGAAAATTGTTATTTTAAGAAAAATAATTATAAAAAATACGAATACCCCAATATCGAAACAAAACTTTTTATTGAAGGAGAAATCTGGAAAGATATACCTAAGTTTCCGGATTATCAAATCAGTAATTTTGGAAGACTGAAATCGAAAGAAAGAATAAACGCTTATGGAAGAACAATTACTGAGAAAATCATTAAACCATGTTTAAATACCGAATATGGATATTTTTATGAGTCACTTGCTTCTGATGGAACAAGGAAGAATGTTTTAATCCACAGATTAGTTGCTGAAGCATTTATTCCAAATCCAAACAGATTTCCAATTGTAAACCACAAAGATGAAAACAAACTAAATAATAAAGTTTCTAATCTTGAGTGGTGTGATTATTCATATAATTTTAAATATTCTTTTGAAAAACATAAAGAAAGGTACTGTAGGCAAGTAGCCAAATTAGATGACAATGGAAATATCATTAAAGTTTATAAAAGCATAAAAGAAGCCGGAGACGAAAACGGACTCAAAAATCCATATAGTATATCTTCTTGTTGCCGAGGTAGAATTAAAACTTCCGGAGGTTTCAGATGGATATATTATGATCCAGATAGGGTAGTAACTGCAAGAAAGAGTTTGAGGTGAATGTATGAGAATTGTGGTTAAAAGGATTCCGATTGAGATCATTGAACTTGGAATAGAAACATATGCGCAGATTGATATCGAGGAAATTCTTCTTACATCTTATCCGCCAATTACAAAGACCGTTTTAAAATTTTATACTGAGTACACTGTATTTGAATTCCAAAAGGAATATTCAGTAAAAATAAAAAATGATGATATGATCATAAAATGTTATATTGGAGGACTTTCAAATATTCTAATTCAAAAAGACGCAGGAGAAAGAACTGCTGTTGAATGGTATCCGGTTATATGCGATTCGGAGGTACATAATGAAAATAAACCTTTGACTTGTTATATAAACCCACCTTATCCAGAAACAAAACTTGATAAAACTATAAAAAGAATCAATGAATCACAGAAATTTGATTCAGTATTCAAAATTGACTTTGATGAATTTTTTGAGCGACATACCAGAATGGAATTGGCACATATCGCACATGAAATTATCAATTATTTGAAGGAACCAGATGAACATAAAACGGATTAAATGTATTCTGACAGGCGGATGTAGATTCCGGGATGCAGCTATTTCAGAGTGTGACGACAAAGAAAAGACCTGTACCATTACGGAAACTTGCTGCAAGTGTGGGAAGAAGTATACAGCGGTATTTACTTATAAACAGTTAGGAATTCCGGATTGAGGTGAATGTATGATATGGAACGAAGAAATATCCTTTGATGGATTCCAAAAGAAGATTGATGAGTGGTACAAGGATAAAGACTTTGAACTGTGCGACCCACCTATCAGCGCTCAGTTTGCTTTAGACTTAATTTTCAAGACATTAGTAGATGATAGAGAAGATTATCCGTATCTCACAACTATGTCAGAAAACACAGAACAAACAAATAGCATCATGCTTGATTTGATTCTTCGGAAATACAGTCACAAATATAGAAAATACTTGAAATTAAAAAAGAAAAATAAATAAACCAGTCAAAGAGCCACATGAGAGCCAGACTAAATCCTAAGAAGAAAGGAGGTCTGGCTCTATTTTTATGCAAAAATTTACAGAAGGCTCATTTGAATGGTATCGGGCAGTCTTAAATCAAATCATCAGTGGAGATATGTCTGTTTACCAGAATCAGAAAGACTGCCTTGATCTGTTATTAAACATGAACATTGATTTGCCGTTTACGGAGAATTTAGAAGCACGGCAAATGGCAATAAAAGTAAGTAAGTATGCTCATAATGTAGCCGCAAGACAAGCTGCATTGACGGGAAGCGGTAATTTTGATGATATCTACTGGCAGTATTTGCTACTGGAAGCTCCATGGCTATTCGAGAGTTATCTGTACTACATGGAAAAGAACAGACAACCACGAAGAAAATTCTATGAGCCGAGAAAAAAGACATTAAATGTTCTCGTACAGGATTTGCAGGACTTAGAGGACGGAAAGATT